AAAGTTTTTCGAGCATTAGACGGATCAAAGACTCGAAGCTCTGTACCTGTAAAGTTGACGTTCAATGTCTTGAGAGTAGCAATGTCACGTTCCATATATTGCTCGTACATAAGAGACGCAAGTAAAAAAATCTCTCCGGGTGTGAGGTCGAAGTCCCAACCGAGAGTATCATCGTCGAGCTTGACCGGAGCAAAATTCACAGACGGCATGCCTTCAAGCATCATTCTCCCGCATGCTTCAACGAGAAAATTCTGAGCTCGGAACGTGGCGACCTCCAGTCCCTCATCTTCATCGACATCTCTGTAATTAAAAAACTTCCTGTCGGTCTCAACTCGAAGCAAGAAAGCGTTGATAACAGTTGAGCTTGAAGTTGCCATTTAGCGCCCCCTTATTCTTTCTTAGAGGTGGAAGACCTTGTGGAACTTGCAGTCTTTTTACGCTGAGTCGCAGCTTTGGGTTTTGGAGTCTCGGTTGTCTCTGGCTCGTCGGCTTTGGAGGCTGGAGCAGAGCTTGCAACTGTGTCTTGAGCGGCCATAAGCTGTTCAAGCAAAGCCCTTGTCTCAGCCAACTGCTTTTGTAGATCCTCAACAACCGCGTTATCCTGAGCGGGAGCTACATCCTTGGGGCGAAGCTGAATCTCCGTCTTGCGCTTATTACGCGAAAGCTCCTTATACCGAGCTTTCATAATATTCTCCACATTGTTAGAGATAGTCGCTCCGGCATTCCGAAGCCCCATGTAAGCACCATAAATACGATCAAAGTACATCTGATCGTCAATCGCCAGAATGCGTTCAAGCTGCTCCAGAGTGGGATGGAGAATAATATCGTAAATCTGCTGATTAGTCAGGATATTCTGCCAATCATACAACCGCAGCTCGTTATAAATCTCCGCTTCAAACTCTGGCTCAAACCGCAGTCTGCCAATCTTGAAAGCTTTCGTTGTACTGTTAACATAGACAATCTCGTCGATTGTCAGCGGCAGGGAAGCCGGAATGTCATCGTTACCAGCCGGAATGAGATCATTGTGATCACGAGTAGTAATCGCAATGGGGCTGGTATCATAATTCAAGACCATATAGGTCCTCTGCTTATCAAGCATCTTATAATTACCTCCTAGAATTTATCCCGCTCTTTGGGATACACATTGTCTTTATAATATTGAAGCTCGTCGCTCGACTCATAAAGGTAGTATTCCGAATCCGTCTTTTTGTTCACGCCAATACAGATATAGCGAAAGCCATGAGCCCTAAGCGCTCGCATTAGACGCTTGGAATAACAATAGAAATATCTGTGTTCCATAGTCAATCACCAAAACCTCCCCGCCGAAGCGGGGAGGGAAGTCGCCAATTAGGCAATCACCATCTTGCAGACCTTGTCCAGAGTGTCCTTGTTGAAGGAATAACCATAGGTGAAGTCCTTGACGAGGATATGCAGCTTCTCTTTATTCACGTCCTCCACTTCGTAGACGTGAACATCACCCTTCATATCCAATGCGCCGATCTTACCGGCGATACCAAAGAGTCTCTTCCGTTGTGTTATGCAAATAATTCGTCTAATATATTATTAAGATGATCATATTGGGTGTGGGGAATTCTAATCATCTTTATATTGTTGTGTAAACAATATTGATCCTTAATCGCATCCTTTTCCTGTTGCTTCTTAAAGGATACCTCAGCTTCTGCCTGTGTTTGACCACCAAACCTACTTGGTTGCATATGCTGGATCCCATCATATTCAATCACAAGATTGTAAAATGGAATATAAAAATCGAAACGTAGCTTTTTAACATATTTACAATCATCAAATGTTTTATCATGAATGAACATAATATTATGCGATTCCAAGTATTCCGTGATAGCAGCCTCTCCTTTTGACTCGTTACAAAAGGGGCACCCATGCCCAAACAATACTCGTTTCGGTGGAGCATACCACGTTTTTCCGCATTTTTGATGCAAAAACTCAATAGGAGTTTTCGCATCTTTATACGGCTCGGTATTGATAATATCATCATGCACCAATGCAAGTTTGTCCTTAAAAGCACTATCTGTATATGGTTCACGATTTGCACATCTTGGACAACCAACACCCTTTAATAGATCAGTAGGCCACGCCCACCATAAATATCCATCATCAAGACATAAACAATACACTTTAGTCTTGATGTTGACATACGGTGACAATATTAGGATCCTCGGGTTAATGTTGTACACTTCTTCTACAAAACGCTCAGTCGTCTTTCGCTCTTTTCCAGAGCACCTCGGACATCCAGAACCACATAATAAACTATTTGGTCTCGCCCACCATTCATAACCACACTCTTTACACCTGACCAGAATGGGTATTTTACTTTTTATGTACGGACTCAATGGTTCAATTGATGGATTGTCAATACTCAATCTTGCCCTGAACTCCTCATCATTTGTGACTCTCTTAGCCATCATTTCTCCTTACAAAGATAAATCGCCGACAACCCCACTTGCCGACGTTGTATTAGACAAATATTTATCGAGACGCTACTCTCGTGCAGGATAAACCCTCATGGTTTCCCATGAGCGCAGACTATATCTTCACCCTGTCTGTATACAGGGGCGCACCACTTCCACCGCCAATCACTTGCGGTGTACTCTCCCTACGGAGATAGTCGTTGAACCTTCCGCTATTCGCGGCTTGGCTGCTGATTGCCCATTTGTTAGTGTTTAGGATTTGACCTTGCACCATCTGTATATTTCTTTCTACTTTCGTCACCATCACGCCCAGGCATATTTCATCCTCACGTTGTGGTATATACAGCTTTAGGGTTTTCCAGCAATTCAATGCGTTATTATTCATACAGCTCACGCTGTACGCGGACTATTTCATATGTAAATCAATGATTTAATCCGGGATCAGCAGGTTGCTACCAACCTTCTTGGTGGAATTAATCGGAACCATGGCGCAGCCATCATAGGTGCCGAGCAGACCAGTGCGATGCACTTCATTCTTCATATCCTCGGACACAAAGCCGGTCAGCTTGGAAGCAGCCTGGATGTACTTGGACAGACCAACGATGGTCTTGTCACCGTCAGTGTTCTCCATCAGATACAGAGCCATAGCATCCATAGAAGCCTGAGTGGGCAGAGTGGAGGTCTCGGCAATATAGTTGTCAGCACCGGAAGCGATAGCAGTATCAATGGCGCTGAAAATGTCATAGAACATCGCATTCTTCAGAGCAGCCATAGCATACTCGGTCAGGAGAGAAATAGTTTTCCAGCCCGACTTCCTTAACTCACTAAACGTGATATCCGTCTCCACCTGTCTGTTGACCCATTTGGGCTGAAGCACAGTAATATCCAGGAAGCTCCGGTCCACATTACCACCCTTAGCGGCCTCATAAGCGACCAGAGTATTCTTGGGGTTAGTCCATGCCTCATAGTCGTCGCCCTCTTCAATAGTTCCACGATCAAAGATCTGATCCAGCAGCTCATCAGGAGTGTTTACGATCTCCTCATTGATAGTCCGGCGAATGAACTGAGCAATCTGATGCTCGGGGTCATGGCCTTCCTCGCCAATCTTTTTAAAAGCACGGTCCAGTTCAGCAGCGACCATGTTCTCATTGTCAGTCATAACAACGCCAGAGTTGGTCTTCATCGCCAGCTCATACACGTCAACGCCCTTCAGGGCCTCGGCAAGCTCAATGTTATTCATAAGTCAATTTCTCCTTTCCTTGAAGATTTCAATTAAGCCTCAATTACTTCGATGTGAAGCAGATTGTGGCCAGCATCGTCGTAAATTTTGGTAGCCAGATACTTGGAATCACCAGAAGCAGTGGTCCACTTGCCATCGGTGCCAACCTCGACAGCCACAGGAGTGGTCAGGGAAGCGGCGGTGAACTTAGTATCGTCGTACTGGTCGGTGCCAAAAGCGGAATCGTCGCGATAGCTATACAGCACAACGCACTCGTCCTTAGCGATAGTGTTATACTCCTCAAAATAATCGGACTGGTCGGTGCCAGCATAGATGCCAGTAGCAATAGGCTGCTTGGCAACAAGGAAGATGCCCTCAGCGGTAGCGGCGGTAGGCAGCTTGGCCAGACCAGTTGCATAATCCTTCACAACGCCCATACCGGTCTTCAGCTCGGTGTCGGCCTTGAAATAAGCGGCGGGAGCATCCGCGCCATTAACTCTAAACTCACGAAGCATAGTTAATTCATCCTTTCTTTATTTGTTGTTGTACACGAAGAGGATATTTCCCTCCGCGTCATCGTCTCCGTTCTCCAGAACAGTCTGGGGTACGGGATCTTCTTTTACAG